TAATATGATCCCTTTCATTTGATCATCCTCCCAACGCATTGTTTGAATATCACGACAGATATTCACGGATCTGCCGCTCCATTTCCGTGCGGATATCACCTTTATCCATCCACACTTTGCTGAAACGCACTGTCATTTCTATACATTTTTCGATATGCCACCGAGGACGCCAGCCAAATACAGATCTTATTTTGCTGCAGTCCAGCTTCAAAAAACCGGCTTCATGAGGTGCATCGTTTTCTGCCTTATTCACCCATGCTGCACCATTCCCCCATGATTCACAAAACAGATCCGCAAGCATTCCTGTGTTGACGCAATCACATTCATCGGGACCAACATTATAATAACCCGCATATTTTCCATCCTGATATTGTTTGGCGGCAATCATAAGATAAGCAAAAAGCGGCTCAAGAACATGCTGATATGGTCTTGTAGAATAAGGGTTTCGCACTTCTATGACATTCCCGCTGCTCATCGCACGTATGCAATCGGGAATAATTCTGTCGTTTGCAAAATCACCGCCGCCGATCACATTACCTGCACGTGCTGTTGAAATGGCAACTCTGCCATCCGAAAAGAAACTGTTTTTATAGCTGTGTGTTGCCAATTCCGAACATGACTTTGAATTAGAATATGGATCAAATCCGTCAAGTTCTTCATTCTCACGATAACCCCATTCCCATTCCTTATTCTTATAAACCTTATCGGTCGTTACATTAAGAAACGACTTTACACTATTGCTGTTTCGGACACATTCAAGGATATTGACCGTTCCCATAACATTTGTTTCGTATGTATAGACAGGATCCTTATAGCTGTCACGAACAATAGGCTGTGCGGCAAGATGAAGAACGATTTCCGGCTGCGCCGCATCAAAAGTTGCCTTCAAGCTTTGATAATCCCTGATATCGCCTATTATCGAGGTAATGTCCTTTTGTATCTCTGCTATATTAAACAAAGAAGGCTGTGTAGGCGGCTGTAAGGAATAGCCTGTTACGATCGCACCTGCATCGGCAAGAATTTTACACAGCCATGAACCTTTGAAACCGGTATGTCCGGTAACAAAAACTTTTTTCCCTTTATAAAAGGAAAGATCAAAACACATATTCTGTTTCACCCCCTTCAAGCCAAATATCAATCTCTCCTGAACAGATCTCTTGTATATACCTTATCATGTACATCATCAAGACAACTGTCATATCGATTTGCAACGATTGCATGAGAAAGTGCCTTGAATGTTTCAAGGTCATTTACGACCTTGCTGCCAAAAAATGTACTGCCGTCTGCAAGAGTAGGCTCATAAACAATGACCGTCGCTCCTTTTGCCTTGATCCGTTTCATAACGCCCTGAATAGAGCTTTGGCGAAAGTTATCGCTGTTGCTCTTCATTGTCAAGCGATAAACACCAATGATAACTTCTTTTTCTTTTTCTTTATCATAGGTGTCGTTTGCTTTATATGCGCCTGCTATTTCAAGGACTCTATCCGCAATAAAATCTTTTCTTGTACGGTTACTCTCAACGATCGCTTCGATCAGGTTTTCGGGGACCTCTGTATAATTTGCTAAAAGTTGTTTAGTATCTTTAGGAAGACAATATCCGCCATAGCCGAAGGAAGGATTGTTGTAATGTGTTCCGATTCTTGGATCAAGGCAGACACCCTCAATGATCTGCTGTGTATCAAGACCTTTCATTTCTGCATAGGTATCAAGTTCATTAAAATAACTCACACGCAGGGCAAGGTATGTATTGGCAAACAGCTTGACAGCCTCTGCTTCGGTAAAGCCCATAAACAGGGTTGGAATGTCTTCTTTTATAGCGCCCTCCTGCAAAAGTGCCGCAAAGGTATGCGCAGCGCTAACCAGTCTCTCATCTTCCGTATCTGTGCCGACTATAATTCGGCTTGGATAGAGATTGTCGTAAAGCGCTTTGGATTCTCTCAGAAATTCAGGGCTGAAAATAATATTTTTACTTCCCGTCTTTTCTCTGATGGACTTTGTATATCCGACAGGGATCGTGGATTTGATGACTATAATGGCGTCCGGATTATATTTCATCACAAGCTCAATGACCGATTCCACTGCGCTTGTATCAAAATGCTGGGTCTTGCTGTCGTAGTTGGTTATTTGTGATACGTATTTGATACAAAGAAGTGTTCAAGAAAGTCATAAAACACGCATTTTTCGCTGTCTTTGCCTGATCACTCAATAGAAAATGCTAAGTTACATTTAAAGATGAACCGCGGCAATATGCTTTGGTGCATAATTACACGAAACAAGCCAATTCGTGTAATTATGGTTTAGGAGATTTTTGCACATAGCATAAATAAAAAAGGGCTTCCGAGTTCATATCTACTCGGAAGCCTTTTCTATACATATTTTATTTAATGGACACCTTTATGATTGTTCCATCCTTAAAAAACACATTCCCGTCTTTTTTATTGATAACAATATAATCAAGCAGACTGCTCCAAAGAACAGTATCAAACTTTTCGACAACTTCATCATGTTTTTTCAATTCCCGTATGAATAAACGGATTCTTTCAAACCGTGCTTTTTTTGTTTTTATCGCAGATTTTATATTATCGTATTCTTGCATCAAAGATTCATACCTGCTAACCATTTCGCTATATTTTCGTTGATAATCATCCTGATTCGAGACCGCTAATGCATTCTCCATAACATAGCTATCAATCATTCCGACAATCGTCTCTATTTCATTTCTCAATTTATTTTTCTTTTCCACCAAATCATCTGTATTATTCAACGTTTGATTGACAATACGCAAGTTTTCAATAATCTCATCTTTATCTGAAATCAATTGATTTAGTGCGCGAATAAACATATTTTGTACTTCATCCTCTGTTATATGTGGGGTATCGCATTTTGCCGCATCATATTTTCTATTACATTGGTATACAACTTTCCTGTATTTATCATTGGAATGCCATACTTTAGCACCATACCATCCTCCGCAGCAACCACATTTTATTTTGCTGGAATATATACTCACCCCACTATACTTGGATTCTCTGTTATGATTTCTCCTTTTTAATTCTTCTTGTACCATATCGAACACTTGTGGATCTATAATTGCTTCATGATTACCCTCAACATAGTATTGCGGAACCTCTCCTTCATTTTTCTTTAACTTTTTCTGTAGAAAATCAACTGTAAACACCTTTTGAAGCAAAGCATCACCTTTATATTTTTCATTGGAAAGCATTCTGCAGACCGTCTTTTCATACCACTTATCTTTTCCCATTGGTGATTTTATTCCCTGTCTGGTAAGTTCCTTTGCTATCGAATAAGGTGTCATACCTTCCAAAAACATTCTGAATATCATCTTTACTATGGCTGCTTGTTCTTTATTCACAAGAATCTGTCCGTCTTCACCACGTTGAAACCCTAAAACATTTGAAAAAGGTATCATCACCTTTCCATCAGCGAAACTCTTTCTATGACCCCATGTGATATTTTCTGAAATAGATCGGCTTTCTTCCTGAGCCAGCGAGGACATAATTGTTATAAGTAATTCACCTTTTGAATCAAATGTCCATATGTTTTCTTTTTCAAAGTAAATCTCTACTCCAATATTTTTGAGTTCCCTTACAGCAGTCAAGCTGTCTACCGTGTTTCTCGCAAAACGACTGACAGACTTGGTAATAATAAGGTCAATTTTTCCTGACTTCGCATCTGCAATCATTGCTTTGAAGCCTTCTCGTCTATGGGTGTTTGTTGCGCTGATTCCTTCATCTGTGTACATACCGACAAACTCCCAGTCATCCTGACTTTTTATGTATCTGGTATAATAATCGATCTGAGCCTGATAGCTCGTTAATTGTTCATCATGGTCTGTACTTACACGAGCATATCCCGCCACCCGTCTTTTTGTGACTCTTGTGGAGTATAATTCGGCTAATGTACTGTTTGATGCCGGAATAGTTGTTACTTTTCTTTTAGTCACTTTGCTCACTCCTTCGACGAAATTTCTTCATAAAACTGCCTTGAGCTTGTTTTCTCTCCTTGCTCCATCTCAAATTGGGGTTTATGGAAGGATGCTCATATAAAGCTTCAATAACTTGACCGTCTTTATAATGACATTCCAGAATCCCATGTTCGTTAACAACAATACAATCGATAGTTTGTAAAAATAGGTTTTCATCAAAGCAATCTGTTTTCATGACATGAGAAATGATCTCTTTCAATATATCATCACGCAAACCGACCGCCGCACACTTTTCACCATGAATCTTACATCTCCAATAATAATATATTCCATTTGGAGAATGTTTTCCTATTTGCTTAGTTCTTACAAAATTACATTGACAACTCACACATTTTATCTTTGATGTAAAAGCACTTTTATTCTTTGCATACGATATATCTTGGCGGATCGATGACAGTTTTGCTCTACGTTCAGGAGTCCAATAATCTGCTTTTTGAGTATTTATATATTTTCTTGTGACTGTTCTACCGTCAGACAAATGAAATTCTAAAACATTTGATTCATGAATATAGACTGCTTCAATAATATCGGAAAATACTAAAGCATCATATTTTTCCAACCCACATATTTCCGCAGCTATTTTCAATAAACTGTTGTGATTGATTCCACCTCTTATACATTTATCTTTACTTTTGTATGTATTGTGTTTCCAGTAGTTCAGATTTTTATATGCTTTTGGTCCCACCTGATGCCAGAATTTACGCCCACATTTTCCGCAAAATATTCTGCCTCTAAAAAAATCAATAT